GATCATTACAGATTTAAACAAAACTATAATGACTATTCCGAGGGAAACTGGCAAATTCGTAGAAGAAGAAAAAACTCATGGGATTAAATAATAGTATAACAATTTTTAAAAATATACATAAAGATAAAGATATTTATGTTTTAGGATCTGGAGCAAGTTTAAATTTTATAGACAAATCTTTTTTTAAGAATAAAATTACTATCTGTGTAAATGAAGTTGGTATTGTTTATTTACCGAATACTAAATATGTTCTCACAAAGCATCACCCAGAGGCTCTTCGCCACGCAAAATCTATGCCTAAATCTAAAATAATAACCAGTTTAGGAGATTGTGGAGAACAGTACTCTACAACTCCTCCAGAATCTGAGAATCTTTATTTTTTTACACATAATTTAAATAAATGCGAACATGCTAATACTAAAGATTGGCCTCAAGGAGAAAGTGGAATCTACGTTTCTTGGTCTAGTATTACTTCGGCTATGCACTTTGCCGCATATTTAGGTGCTAAAAATATTGTTTTAGTTGGTCACGATTGTGGAGAATTAAATAATTCTAGTTGGGTAGAAAATTACGGATACGAAAACGCGCAACCTAGCGATCTTTATCAGGCAAAGCAAAGAAATCTTTTGTTTGAAAATCAATCTATAGATGTAAAAAATAAACTAAAAGAATTATATAACTGTAATATTTACAGCCTAAATCCTTTTATAAATTTTAATTTAGAAAATGTGCCTTATCGTGGAAAAAATAGTATTAACTAATGGTAAATAAAAATATTTTTTGGGAAAATAAAAAAATCGCAACAGAAGAAGAATTTACTAATTTTTTAAATTCTTTTTCTAAAAGTGATGATTTATTGTTAGAAAAAATTGAAAGAGAAAATCAATTAGATCCCCCAGAATTTAGTGATCTATATTTTCTTTATAAAACAACTAGAGAATCTCACGCTATCTCAATTTTAGAATTTGGTTCAGGATATTCAACCTTAATTTTTGTAATTGCTTTATATCAAAATTATTTGCAATTTGGTCAAGATTATCTAAAAAAATGTACGCATCCAAATCCTTTTGAATTATTAACTATTGATGCCTCCGAGTTTTTTTTACAAAAAAGTTTAAATCGTATCCCTGAAGAATTACGAAAGTTTGTCAAAGGACATAATTCAGATGTTGAACTTTTTGAATTCAATGGGGCAGGGGGTCAGATAGCAAATAGATGGACAGATTTGCCTAATTTTACTCCAGATCTAATTTATATAGATGGTCCCGATCCAGAGCAAATCCCTACTAAAATAAATGGATACCGGAGCAAAGATTTTTCTTTACCAATGTCAGCAGATATTTTGCAAAGAGAATTTTTTCTTTGGAACGGAACTCAAATCATTATGGATGGGCGAGGCGCTAATGCAGAGTTTTTACTCAAAAACTTGAAACGCGATTGGCATTATTTAAAAGATTCATATAACGATAGGCATATTTTTAGGCTTAATTCTGAACCTTGGGGTTATTTTACTAATCAGCATGCAGAGTTTAAACGATCATTATCCGAGCAAAGATTACCTTGGGTCAGTTCAAGGAAAGCCTATTTAAAGGAAATTTTAGGAAATTAAATTTAAAGATAGTTATAAGTAAAAACCTGCATTAGACTAGATATACATAAGTTTGGAGTTTTATGGCAATAACAAACGGCTACGCAAGTTTACAACAAGTTAAAGCCGCACTTAGAATTACCGATTCAACCGAAGATGCTTTATTAGAAATTGCGATCGAGGCGGCATCTAGAGCGATCGACGGCAATACCGGTAGAAATTTTTATAACGCAGGAACAGCAACAAGATACTTCGCGCCGGATGACGATTTCGTTTTATTAATAGATGATTTAGCCGGAACTGCTATAACTTTACAAACAGCAAATAACGCTGATGGAGTCTACGACGTAACTTGGGCAACTGACGATTACCAACTAGAACCTTTAAACGGAAACTCAGATGGAATTGCTTGGCCATATACAAGAATTCGTGCAATCGGAGATTACCTATGGCCGATCTTAAATGGTGAAGCACTAGCAAAAATAACCGGAGTTTGGGGCTGGACTTCAGTTCCTATTGCCGTAACTCAAGCATGTGTAATTCAATCTTCAAGAATTTATAAACGTTTAGATTCACCTCTTGGTGTTGCCGGTTTCGGCGATATGGGAGTTATGCGCGTAACTCGTGATCTTGATCCCGATGTTGCACAACTTATCGGAACTTACAGAAAAGTTCGAAACGTTGGCTAGCATAACGAATATTCGCGCCGGATTAGCAACGCGATTAGCAACAATTTCAGGATTAAGAACTTCTGCCACACAACCAGATAACCCTAATCCACCAATAGCCGTAATAATTCCAGACAACACAAGATACGATGACACTTTCGGTCGAGGTATGGATACAACAACTTTTAGAATTATTCTTATCGTTTCAAGAGTTGCCGAAAAACAAGCACAGAACGCTTTAGATGCTTATTGCGCAACAACAGGTTCTTCAAGTATCAAAGCCGCAATAGAGGGCGATAAAACACTTGGAGGAAGCGTTTTCGATTGTCGCGTAATCGAAATGCGGAACTATGGACAAATTCCTATCGGAGATGTGACATACTTAGGTTGTGAGTTCGTAGTTCTCACTTACGCGTAAGAAAGAGAAAGAGAAAAAACATTATGCCGAAATTCGCAGCAACCGATTATGCGATTACCATTAATGGAAGTTCTTTTGCTACAAGTCTTAATTCTGTAGAATTAGCACTTACAGCAGATGATCTCGAAACCACTGCTTTCGGTGGCGAGTGGAGAACCAGAATTGCTGGTTTAAAGTCCGGATCTTTAACTTTAAACTTTATGCAAGACTTTGGTGCTTCTTCCGTTGATGCAACTTTATATCCCCTATTTGGATCAAATGCAACTGTCGTTATTAAACCAACTTCAAGTTCTATTGGTACAACTAATCCTGCTTATACAGCAGTTTGTTTAGTAACACAATATTCTCCGTTCGCTTCCAGCGTTGGCGATATTGCAACCCTTTCTGTAACTTGGCCAACTTCCGGTACAGTTACAAGAGGAACAACTGCTTAATAACAAAGGATAAAAAGTGTTTCTTAACCTGCGCATCACTTCGAAAAATAAATCTACTCGCGATGTTAAAGCAGAGTGGGCAGATTTTATTGCTTTTGAAGATGAATTCGATCAAGCATTTACAATAGTTTTAGACCCTAAAAAATCAAGATTAAAACATTTAACTTGGTTATCTTGGCACGCCGAATCAAGAGATCAGAAAACAAAACTTTCTTTCGAAGATTGGTGCAAAGATATTGCTCAATGTGGATTTGTTGTAGGCAATGAGGTCGAAGATATAGACCCCCTGGAGAGCAAAGCGCCCACTGGCGCTTAGTTCATCTCGCTTACGAGTTTCACGTTAGTCCAGAACAAATTATTTCTTTATCGCCTAGAATTGTAAGAACAATGGAACGCTATTTGCGCTGGCGTGTTACCGAAATCAATAAACCTAGAAAGTAAAAAGTTAATGGCAATTAAAGAAGTCGGATCAGATGCCAACGGAAATATTAAATTAGAGGGTGTATTCGAGTTATTAGAGGATTTAAAAAAATATGAACAAGTCGATTTAAAGAAAAGTCTTTTTAGAGAGATGACTAAAATTGCGCAACCTATTGTCAAAGATGCACAGTTTTTTCTTCCTACACAAACAAGTACGCTCTCAGGTTGGGGTGGAAAAAATACTTCTAGTGGGGTCAATGTCGGAGCAAACGAAAGATGGAAACCTAAACAATCAGGATCTTGGGGTTTTCCTGTTTATCACGAAGCCTCTGCTAAAAAAGGTGTTCGCGCTCAGGTAGGACCAAAAGGGAAAAATAGAGGTAAAAACTTTTACACGAATTTGTTATCCGTTATTCAATCTAATGGTGCGGCAATGGTTTTCGAGTACGCTGGAACTAAATCTAATAATAAGTTTGCTAAAGCGTTAGAATCTAAAGGATTCGGTAGACCGATGAGATCTTTATTTAAAGCCGTAGATAAGAATTTAAAAGAAGTTCAAGATGGTGTTAAAGATGCGATAATAAGAACAGAAGAAGAATTTAACACTCGACAAGCAAAAGTGAGAGGTGATAAATAATGGCCATTATTGCCAGTATTATCTCTACGTTCGATCCTAGAGGTTTAAATAATGCTAAGAAATCTTTTTCTGCTTTAACCGACTCAAACGTTTCAGGTGCTAAAAAACAACAAATAGCAATGAAACTTTTAGGTGGTGCTTTCGCTACTGCTGGAGTTGCCGCAGGTGGTTTTGCAATAAAACTTGGAGTAGATGCAGTTAGGGCTGCAATAGCCGAAGAAAAAACTATTGCTAATTTAAATAGAACTTTACAAAATCTAGGTGTTGGTTTTCAACAAACGCAGGTAGAAAATTTTATAACACAAATGCAGTTTGCAACTGGCGTTTCAGATATGCAACTGCGACCTGCTATGAACCAACTTTTACTTTCAACTAATGATGTTGCTCAATCTCAAAGGATGTTGGAACTTGCTTTAAACATTTCTGCATCTACAGGAAAAGATTTAGAAGCAGTAACTTTAGGTTTATCTCGCGCTTCTATGGGAAATTTTACTGCTTTAAAACGTTTAGGTGTACCTCTTGATGCGACGATTGTTAAAAATAAAGATTTAGATGCAGCACTTACAAGTTTAGAAGATAGATTCCAAGGTGCTTCTGCTGCAGCAGCCGGAACTATGGCTGGAAAAATTGCAATTCTTACTGAACGCGTAGGAGAAGCACAAGAGGCAATAGGTTATGACTTAATTCTTGCTTTACAACTTGCCGCAAATGAAATGGATGGAGTTAATGGTCTAGCCGATTCTATAACAAATGTAAGTGATCGCCTTGGTGATTTTATTGTTGGTTTAGGTTATTACATTGGAGAAATTGATTTATCGATTGATGAAACAAATCGATTTACTAAAGCAATTCAAAAGACCGGCGATCAAATTGTTTTAAGTATTCTTGGACCTTTAGGTGCCGCGATTCCTGCAATAGGTGATTTGTTTGGATTTGTTGCAGATAAAGGCGACGAATTAAAAACTTCTAACGAAAATAATGCCCTTGTCGCTCAACTTGCTGGAGATCGATATACAGCATTAGCAAAATCTTTAGGTTATCTAACAAACTCTACTGAAGAAGTTATAGATGTAGAAAAAGAAGAAGCCGAAGCATTAAAGGCTGCAGAAAAGGCGGCAAAAGAAAAAGAAAAAGCATTACAAGATTTACAAAAAGCACAAGAACGTATTAAAAAAACTTCACAAGACTTCGCTTCTTTTGTTGCAGGAACTAGCCCTAAAACAATACAAGGCTCTTTAGATGCCGCCAAAGTCGCTGTTGATGATATGCGAAAAGAATTTAACGGAATAAGATCAGTAACAGAACAAACAGCAGATAGGTTTTCCGATCTTTCCGGAGTCGTTAAAGATGAATTAGGTTCTGCTTTCTCATCTGCTGAAGATCAGTTACAAAGCGCAAAAGAAGCCTTTAACGAATTTAGAGATGCTATTTCGGGATCTATTACTGGGACTATAGACTTTGCTTCTGCTATTGAAGATCAAGACTTTGTCACAGGATTAGAAGAACAAGCAAATACGGCTATTAAATTTTCAGAAAAAGTTGGAAAACTTTTAGAACTTGGTTTATCAGAAAGAGCATTAAGGGAAGTTCTAGAAACAGGGGCAGAAACCGGAACTGCGATCGCTGATCAGATTATTGCCGGTGGTTCAACAGTTGTACAAAAAGTAAATACCTTAGTTGCTTCAGTTGATAATGTTGCAAGTATCGTCGGACAAAAAGGTGCAGAAGTATTTTACTCTGCCGGAGTTGCTCAAGGTCAAGCACTTGTAGACGGAATCAAACAAACTAT